AGGCTGCTAGAGCCATTGTCGATGGTATAATGTCTCCCACTGAGCTTGGTATTAAAGAGAAGCTGAATGCTGCCAAAGATTTGTTAGACAGGGCTGGCTTTGTTAAGACAGACAAGGTGCAGGTTGAAACTAACAACGGCATTATGATTTTGCCAGCAAAGGATAGAGTGGAAGAGGATTGATATGGACAGAGGTGTTGGTAAGTGGATATTGCCTCAGCCAGATAACAGAGTGGAATATATACCAATCCCGATGATGGGAACATTGGCTCCATTTGGTTATAAGATAGATGAAGAAAGAGAAGGATGGCTTATTCCCATCCAATCAGAACTAGATGCTTTAGAAAAAGCTAAGAAGCATTTAAAGCAATATGGATTGAGAGCAGTTGCTGCTTGGTTATCGACAGCTACAGGCAGGCCAATATCACACGCAGGACTTAATAACAGATTAAAATATGAGCAGTCGTACAAGAGAAGAGCTAAAGCTTACCGCAAGCTTGCCGAAGGGTACAAAGAAGCCCTTAGGAAGGCCGAAGCGTACGAAAGAAGAGCCAACACAACAACAGAAAGCTACTTCAACTCAGACGAGTACAGCAAAATCAGAAACACCTTCTCTGATTATAGTGACAGAGCCAATAGCTGCTCAGCAAAATGTAATATTCAAGCCTAATAGAAAGATGCAATGGCAAACACCTTCTGGTGCTAGGCTGTGGATGTCATATCTGGATAGAGATGAAGATGTGTTGAGATATCAGGGGTTGGCTTTTAGCTGGATTGGTTTTGATGAGCTAACCCAGTGGCACACCCCTTTTGCTTGGAACTATATGCGTTCTCGTTTGCGTACACCCGCAGCAGATCTGCCTATTTTTATGAGAGCAACAACAAACCCCGGTGGGCCGGGACATGCTTGGGTGAAGAAGATGTTTATTGACCCTTCTCCATCTAGAAAAGCCTTCTGGGCCACAGACATTGAGACAGGGGAGACACTAGCCTACCCCAAAGGGCATAGCAAAGAGGGACAACCTCTCTTTAAACGCCGCTTTATACCAGCAATGCTGACAGATAACCCCTATCTAGCTGATAGTGGCGACTACGAAACCATGTTGTTGTCTCTTCCTGAGCACCAACGCAAGCAATTGCTTGAAGGTAACTGGGATATTGCAGAAGGAGCCGCCTTTCCTGAGTTTAATAGGTCTGTTCATGTGGTGAATAGCTTTGAAATACCCAAGAACTGGGTTAAATTTAGGGCATGCGACTATGGATATGGTAGTTTTAGTGCTGTTGTATGGTTTGCTGTCACCCCTAGTGAGCAACTTGTCCTCTATCGTGAGCTATATGTTAGCAAAGTGTTGGCAAAAGACCTTGCACACATGATATTGCAGGCAGAAGCCAACGATGGTGGCATCAGATATGGTGTGTTGGACAGTAGTTGCTGGCATAAGAGGGGGGATACAGGCCCATCGCTAGCAGAACAGATGATTATGGAGGGCTGTAGGTGGAGGCCAGCAGATAGAAGTGCTGGAAGTAGGGTGTCTGGAAAGAATGAGATACATAGGCGCTTACAAAATGACCCATTTACAGAACAACCAAGAATGATTATAACCAGCAATTGTACAAATACGATTGCTCAGATACCAATCATACCTCTGGACAAGAAAAACCCAGAGGATGTAGATACTAAGGGCGAAGACCACCTGTATGATGCTATTAGATACGGCGTTATGAGTAGACCCCGTAGTAGTGTGTTTGATTATAATCCCGCTACCAGTGGTAGAACAGGTGTTAAAACAGCCGATCCTGTGTTTGGCTATTAAGGAACAATATGGCAGAGATGAAACCTATGCTTGGTGATAAAACCCTAGCTTTAGACGATGTAAAGAATAAAGAAGATGAAGGCGTATCAATTGATGGCCTTGTCAACTATATCAAAGAAAGATATACAAGATCTGAGGAGAGCAGGCGTAAGGATGAGACACGCTGGCTAAGGGCTTATAGAAACTACAGAGGAATCTATGGGCCAGATGTTCAATTCACTGAGACTGAGAAGTCGAGAGTGTTTATTAAAGTTACCAAGACTAAAACACTAGCAGCTTATGGACAAATAACAGATGTGTTATTTTCCAATAACAAGTTTCCCCTATCTGTTGACCCCACAGTGTTGCCTGATGGCGTGGTTGATAGCGTTAGCTCCGACCCCAAAGGAACACCTTCTCCTAAGACAGGCCCAACAGAGATTCCCTATGGAGAAGCAGGCGGTGCCAGCATTCCTAAAGACTTCGACTTAGACAAGCTTGAAGAATTGCTGGGGTCTTTGAAAGACGATCTCAAAGACTTGCCCAACTTGAAAGAAGGGCCGGGAGCAACTCCCACTTCCATGACCTTTAGTCCTGCTATGGTGGCAGCTAAGAAGATGGAGAAGAAGATACATGACCAACTAGATGAAACAGGCGCTTCTAAGCATCTGCGTTCTACAGCTTTTGAGATGGCTCTATTTGGTACTGGCGTTATGAAGGGGCCATTTGCCACCAATAAGGAATATGCCAATTGGGATGAAGATGGTGTTTATAAGCCACTGATTAAAACTGTCCCAGACGCTTCCCATGTTTCTATCTGGAACTTCTATTGGGATCCTGATGCCAACAACACTGATGAGTGTCAGTATGTTATTGAGCGCCACAAAATGAGCAAGACAAAGCTTCGTGCTTTGAAACAACGCCCATATTTTAGAGGCAATGTTATTGATCAACTCATTGATGAAGGTGAGACATACACCAAGAAATATTGGGAAGATGATTTGAGAGACTACGCTCCCAACTTTGGTGTTGAGCGTTTTGAAGTGTTGGAATATTGGGGCAATGTAGATATTGAATTGCTCCAAGAGAATGACATCATCATTCCTGATGACATGCTCAATGCTGGTGAACTCCAAGCAAACATTTGGTATTGCAATGGAAAAATATTGAGGCTTGTTCTCAATCCATTCAAGCCTGCAAAGATTCCCTATTATGCTGTGCCTTACGAATTAAACCCCTACTCTCTAGCAGGTGTCGGTGTTGCCGAAAATATGGATGACACCCAAACCCTAATGAATGGTTTTATGCGTATGGCTGTGGATAATGGGGTCTTATCTGGAAACCTTGTCTTTGAAATTGATGAGACAAACTTAGTGCCGGGACAAGACTTGTCTGTCTATCCCGGTAAGGTGTTTAGAAGACAAGGTGGTGCTCCCGGTCAAGCTTTGTTTGGAACAAAGTTTCCCAATGTGGCAGCAGAAAACTTACAACTGTTTGATAAAGCAAGACAGCTTGCTGATGAATCAACTGGTATGCCTTCGTTCTCTCATGGACAGACAGGTGTGTCAGGTGTGGGTAGAACAGCCAGTGGCATCAGCATGTTGATGAATGCTGCCAGCGGAAGCATCAAGACAGTTATTAAAAATCTGGATGACTATCTCCTTGGCCCCATTGGTCAAGCTTTCTTCAACTTCAATATGCAATTTGACTTTGATAAAGAAATCAAAGGAGACTTGGAAGTTACAGCTAAAGGCACAGAGAGCTTGATGGCTAATGAAGTGAGAAGCCAACGCTTGATGCAGTTCTTGCAGATTGCCAGCAGCCCAGCCTTGATGCCCTTTGCTAAGTTTCCTTACATCATCAGAGAAATTGCAAAGAGCATGGACTTAGATCCAGAGAAGGTGACTAACAACATGGATGAAGCCATGCGTCAAGCAGTGTTGCTGCAACAGACACAGCCTGCCACTGCCGCTGGTGGACAGCCTCCACAAGGCGTTGCTGGGCCTCCCGGTGTAGCTGATATGACAGGTGGTGGCGGTGGTAACATTGGTGTTGGCGCACCGCCTTCACCAGAGATGCAAGGATTTAGTGGAAATGAGCAACAAGCCGTACCTCCCCAAGCTTAAACCATTAGTAAGTAACAATTTACAGTGGGATGCTTTTGTTGAAATGTTAGACAATGAGATTGATAGTCAACATAAAAAGCTTGAACAGTCTAAAGATGTTCAAGATATTTACCAATCTCAAGGAGCCATTAGTGCTCTGCGTAGACTTAAATATTTAAAGGATGAGATAAATGCTCAGCAATGATACACAACGACTTTTCGCAGAAGGCGGCATGCCTGATGAAGGTGGATCAACTGATCCTGTTAGCGGCAATCAAGTGCCTCCCGGCGCTATGCAAGAAGAAGTGAGGGATGATATTCCTGCACAACTAAGCGAGGGTGAGTTTATTTTCCCTGCTGATGTGGTGCGTTATATTGGTCTTGAGCGTTTGATGAAGATGAGAGATCAAGCTAAGAAAGGCTTGAAGAGAATGGAAGAGATTGGTCAAATGGGCAATGCCGAAGAAGTGGCTAACCCAGAAGCACCAATGGAAGACGAACAGTTTTCCTCCACCATTGATGAGATTATGGGAGAGTCAGGAGAAGAAGAGCAGCAATACGCCTATGGTGGTGATGTATCTTTTGCTAGACCAGCTATGCCAGCAATGCCTGCTGTTCCAACACCAGAGCCTTTTGTCTTCAACGAAAGCCAGTTGAATAATAATCTGGCTGGTATGCTTGGCATATCTCCAGACTCACAACCAACAACTATGCCACCAGCAGAACCACCCAAAATGGGTATGGAGACACCCAAAATGGGTATGGCTAAAGGTGGCTTAGCTAAGCGTAAGAAAAAGTAAGATATAATAAAGATATCTATTCCTGTGGTGGGCAGGACAGATACTAAATAATATACCCACCATCATTGGCTACTTAATTCCCCAGCATTGGCTGGCTTACAATTAGCCCCAACTTTAAAAGGTTTATATGTCCGAAGTTGTTCTAGATAAAAAAGAAGAAGTTAAAGTTTATTCTGGTTTTAGCAAACGAAACGCTAATCAAGAAAAAATTGAACAAGAAGAAGCTGAGCTTAAGGCGCTTCAAGAAGAGAATAAAGATGGTGAGAAAGCCACAGAAGCTGAGCCAGAAAGCGCCGAAGAGCGCAGTTTTAAAAAGCGTTATGGGGATTTGCGTAGACACTCTCAGCAACAACAAACCCAGCTTCAAAAACAAATTGATGAGCTAAAGCAACAGCTTGAACAAAGCACTAGCAATCAAATTAAGTTGCCTAAATCAGAGGAAGAACTTTCTGAATGGGCAAGACAATATCCTGATGTGGCGAAAATTGTAGAAACAATTGCCATTAAAAAGGCTAAAGAACAAACAGAAGCTCTTGATCAGCGCCTTAAATCTCTGGATGAGCGTGAAGCTTTGACAGCTAAAGATAAAGCTGAGGCTGAATTGCTGCGTATGCATCCCGATTTTGATGAGATTAGGGATGATGATGAGTTTCATAACTGGGTGGATGAGCAGCCTAAGTGGGTGCAGCAAGCCCTGTATGAGAACGATACAGACGCTAGAGCAGCAGCTAGAGCCATTGATCTGTACAAAGCAGACAAGAAGATTGCTACAAAGAGGAGCACAAGCAACAGAGATGCAGCACAAAGTATTAATACTAGGGGTGGTAGATCTGCTCCTTCTGGTGAAGACAAAGATGGTGTAATTTATGAATCACAGGTGAATAAGATGTCTTCACAGGAGTATGAACAGTATCAGGAAGAGATTGGTAAAGCAATTAAATCTGGTAAGTTTGTATACGATTTGAGTGGTAACGCTCGTTAAAGCTTGATCTATAAGTCAACTATTGCTGTTTAATAC